AATCGCGCGGTCGCGACTACGCCGACCTGATCCTGATGTCGCCTGAGCATTACGCGGCGTATGACGCAGCAACGATCCAGATCCAGCGTCAGACCAACGAGACCTCGACCGGCAAGCTCGGCTTCAGCTCCTTGGAATACATCGGCGGCGGCAAGCGTGCTGAGATCGTGCTCGATGGCGGTATCGGTTCGAACATGCCGGCCAACACTACGTTCGGTCTCAACACCGACAGCTTCAAGATCCGTTACCACCCCGAGAGAAATTTCGACAAGCTGTTCCCTGGTGACGGGACCATGCCGATCGACAAAGACGCGGTGGCGCAATTCATCGGCTGGATGGGCGAGCTCACGCAAAGCAATCCAATGTTCAATTGGCGGCTCTACGACAGCAACCCGGCCACCTGATCAAGATCCCCGGGGGAGGACGCACTAGCCAGCACATCTCCCCGCCAGCCTCCCCCGGGGTCTGGGACCGTCAGCGCCGAACACGACGGCGGTCCCAGACTTCTTAACAACACTGGAGTGTGATCCATGGCAATAGACCCACGCAACCCCGACGCGTCGCTGGTGGCGACGTTCAAGAACTTCGCAGTCAAGAACGAGGCCAAGACCGTCCTCGCCGGCCGGCCAATCTTCGACGACATGGAGATCGTCGAGATCCGCTTCCCCGGCTCGCGCGCCATGCACGCCTTCCCGGCAACGTCATTCTCGCACTGGGCAGTCGACCCCGAGACCGGCGGCCAGGTGAAGGTGAGCTACGCCGAGCGGTTCGAGCGGCAATACCGCCAATTCAAGATGCACGACCAGCAGACCAAGAGCGGCACGCCGCTTGACCACATCCCGTTCCTCACCGAGGCGCGCCGTGCCGAGCTTAGAGCCCTCAACATCTACACCCTGGAGGCACTCGCAAACGTCGACGGCCAGGAGCTCAAAAACCTCGGCCAGGGCGGCAGGGATCTGAAGAACAAGGCAGAAGAGTTCATTGCCGAGAGCCGTGTCCATGCTCCCAACGGGCAGATGCTGTTGGAGCTGGAGGCGCTGCGCGCCAGGAACGAGACGCTGGAGGCCGACAACAGCATCCTAAAGCACCAGATCAAGCCGCCGGAGCCGGCAGGCGATCGCTTTGAGGACATGAGCCCGGACCAGCTGCGCGAGTACATCACCACCAACACCGGGCACGCGCCGCAGGGAAGTATCAATCCCAAAACACTCCTGCGGATGGCGCGTGACGCACAGCCTGGCAAGGCGGCCTGATGACGATCTTGGCGGTGATCAAGGACGTGTGTGCGGCGGTCGGGGTTGCTATCCCGGCCTCCGTCATTGCGCCTTCCACCAACAAGCGGACAATGGAAGAGATGCTCGCGCTCGCCAACGAGGTAGCGCAGAGCATTGCTTACGATAATCGCGAATGGTCCCGTCTAAAGCGTAGCATCGTCTACACCGGTGACGGTGTCACTGTCGGCTGGAACTTGCCGGCCGACTACAAGCGCATGCTGCTGACCTCCGAGGTGTGGCGTTCGACCGACACCCAGGCGCCGATGCGCTTCATCTACGACACTAACGAGTGGGGACGCCGCGGGCTCAGTGCTGACTATGGCAGCATGGGCATGTGGACGCTGATGAACGGTCAGATGCTGATCCAGCCGCCGCTCGGGGTCGGGCAGACGGCGACGTTCGTCTACATGCACAGGAACTGCGTGATCCTGGCCTCGGGCGGGCTGGGCGACAACTTCATCAGCGATCTCGACAGTTACGCGCTCGACGAGCGCGTGCTGAAGCTCGGCATCATCTGGCGCTGGAAGCAGGCCAAGGGCTCGGCCTACGCCGAGGACATGGGCACCTTCGCTGACGCACTCAACACCTCCGCCGGCAACGACAACCCGGCGCCCATCTTCATCGGCCATGCGCCGCTGTCGTCGCACGCGCGCTTCGCCTACCCGTGGCAGACACCATGAGTGTTCACCAAGGCTTTCGCCGGGTGCCGGTGCCGCAGCAGGCAATGCAGCAAATGCAGGTGACGATGCTGCCGGCGCCGACCCGCGGCATCGTCGAGAGCGAAAACCTCGCCTACATGACGCCAGGCTCGGCGCTGGTACAGGACAACTGGGCGCCGACCCAGCGCGGCGTGCGACTGCGCGGTGGCTGCATTCGCTGGTGCGACCTGCACGCGCTCGACACGCCGGTACCGCCAGTGCCGGACCCGTCACGCAAGCCGATCATCTCCAGCTTTTCCTACTCCAGCCGCAACATTCAGCGCATGTTCGCGGCGCAGCAGACCAAGCTGTTCGATGTGACGGCGGAGCTGCCAATACTGGTCCGAGATAACCAGACCTCCGGCAACTACGCATCAGCGCAGATGTCGAACGCCGCCGGCGATTGGATGATCGCGGTCAACGATGGCGGCGACCTGCCGCTGCGCTTTGACGGCGCGAACTGGGTCACCCTGACCGACGCCGACATCACCGGTCCTCCGCTCGGCGTTAAGCTGTCCTACGTCTGGAAGTATCGCAACCGGTTGTTCTTCGTTCAGCAGGGCTCGATGAACGCCTGGTACCTCGGCCTCAATGCGATCAGCGGCGCCGCCAACATGATCCCGCTGTCGGGCGCGGCGACCAGAGGCGGCAAACTATTGTTCGGCGCTACCTGGTCGCTCGATGCCGGCGACGGCATCGACGACAAGTGTGTGTTTTGCACCGACCTCGGCGAGCTCCTGATCTTCACTGGCGGTGACCCCGGCAATGCCGCCAATTGGCGGCAGGAGGGCCGCTACGATATCGGCGGCGCACCGCTCGGCATGAACGCGCACGCAACGGTCGGCGGCGATCTTCTCATCGCAACGGTTACCGGCATCGTGCCGGTCTCGGCCGCCATCACCAAGGACAGCATTCAGCTGGAGCTCGCCGCCATCACCCGCCCGATCAAGACCATGTGGCGCAACGAGATGCTGGCCAAGCGTGATTTCCCGTGGACGATGCAAAACTGGAGCGAGTATGGCGGGCTGTTCGTGGCGGTACCTGGCGGCAAGCCAGGCGATCGGTTGTGCCTCCTCGTTAACATCGCCAACGGCGCCTGGGCGCGGTTTGTTGGTTGGGACGCAACCTCCTGGATCCGCATGCGCGGCGATATGTTTTTCGGTACCCAGGACGGCATTGTCATGCAGGCCGACCGCACTGGCTACGACGACGGCAAGCCGTATGTCGCGACGCTGGTCGGCAACTGGGAGGTCTTCCGCTCCCAGGGCAGCACCACAACCTGGCGCCAGGCGCGGGTGTCGTTCTCGGCTATGGCCAACGAGCAGTTCCAGCCGCAGGTCACTGCAATCACCGACTACCTGATCCATATCCCGCCGCCGCCAATCGCCTCGTTCGACCCCGGCCTGCAAGACGTCTGGGACCAGGGCAAGTGGGACGTCGCCAAGTGGGACCAGCCGTCAGTCGGCGCCGAGGTGGTGCGCAACACCGGCTGGGTGTCGATCGGCACCACCGGCTTCACACATGCCCCGGTGGTGCAGGTGCTGGTAGCGCAGCAGGCGCGGCCGCGTGTCGAGCTGATTGCGATCGCCGCCACCTATGAACGCGCCGGCTACAACGTCTAGGAGCGAGAGCATGGCCACACCGATCCCGCCTCCCGTCCCGCTCGCGGCCGCCGCCGAGGCTGTCGCCGAGCAGGCGCCGGCGCCGTTCGCCGAAGCACCGATGTATGCCAATTACGATTCGCAGGGCGCGCTCGGTGGTCTGTTCGCGCCGGCTTACATCAAGGGCTACGCGCCGGCCGAGCAGGCGGTGCAGGCCTGGCACAACAAGAACAACCCGATCAGTTACTCCGACGTCGACGCGCTGCGGATGCCGAACGCCTGGCAGCCGCCACAGCCGACCAACCCATATGGGGGTGACGTCTACGGCTCCGGTCGCATTCCCGACAAGCTGCGCTACGGCGACGACCGCGGCGAGGTCGACCCGCTGGCGCTGATTTCGCTCTCGCAGGGCGGCCCGTATGACGTCGAGGGCCGGCGCAACGCGATCGCCAAGCGGCTCGCCGACAACGATGCGGCGCAGGCGGCCTACAAGCCGCCGAGAAACTGGTGGGAGGCATGACGCTGCGCTACCTCTACGGCTATGACACCCTGGTCTCGCAGTTCGTCGCGAGCCTGATCCCGCATTGCCGGCGTGGTTTTGCGCCGACTGCGAAGACGATTGGCGTGGTCGACGAGGGCGACAAGCTGATCGCTGGCGTGGTGTTTCACAACTACGACCCCGAGGCGGAGATGATCGAGATCTCCGGCGCCGCGACGACGCCGCGCTGGCTGTCGCGCGGCATGGTCGCGCGCATGCATCAGTATCCGTTCCACCAGTGCGGCTGCCAGATGGTGGCGATGAGGATCCCAGCCGACAACGAGCGGCTCTTACGTCAACTAGCCGTCTACGACTACGGCTTCGTGCTGGTGCCGCGCCTGTTCGGGCGTGATCGCGACGGCGTAGTCGCGACGCTCACCGACGACGACTGGGCAGCTAACAGGTTCAACAAACGGTTCGGGCACCACCTCATTCACGAGGCCATGCCCGCAATGGAGGCCGCGTGATGCTCGACTTTGCCAGCCTGGCGCAGAAGTACCTGCCGCAGGCTTCGAACGCACAGCGTAACCAAATCACGCAGGCGCTCATGAACGTGCAGAACCCGCCGCCGCGCTCGCAGATGCCGCCACAGCCGAATGCCGGCATGCCGGCGCCAGGCGCCGGGACGCCGAACCAGATGCAGACGCCTGGCGCACCGACACCACCGATCGGTGCCCCCGTCATGCCGCCGGCGCCACCGACACCGGGC